TCAAATCCTTGTTGTTTCAGTTTCTTGATCTTCGTATCAATAGAGTCGTCTCTGTCGTAGTCGTCGCCGGGCTTTGAAGGCACCAAACTAGAAAGAAAGGGCTCAATAGGCAAGGGATTGTCAAAATGACCGTAGGTGATGATAAACAAATACACGGTCTTTAGATCGTAGTTCATGGCGGCGTCTTCCACCCGCAATTTTGTCTTCTTCTTTGTGAAATTGACGAGTGAATTGCGTAGTATTTCTTTGGATAAGAAGAGGCGTTCTTCGCTTTGTTTGCTGTTGTCAAGAAGGGTACTCAACTCTTTATTGTTGAGAAAATAATCTATGATGAACCGTTTGTTGCAACAATAATTGACAAACAGGGGTTCTTGTTCCTCAAAGTGATTTGCCAAATACTTTTCGTTTTCTATGGTTTGACGAATGAGTGCTTGTATGTTCATATTCATATACTGATTCGCATAAGATTGATGCTCCATTTTCTTCACCTTTGTTTTGGCAGATGACTCATTGACATTGAAATCTTTGAGCTTTATGGGCTCCAACGATGGGGCAAATCGTTTGGGCATTTGTAATACTTGTAGTTCGGCATCGCTTATTGCGTTTTGTTTCGCATTTTTTTGCCGTTTCATTTGCAACATCGCAGATACATATTGATTTTGCAAGACAAATGTGTTCATGAAGGAAATCAGTTCTTCCACAATGTATTCTTTGGTGCGATTTTTCCGGAAACATTCGTAAATGTTGGCCTTGGTGCTTTTCGATTTAGCCTTAAACATGCAAGCAAGATATTCAATACCCTTTTTGTCTTCTGGGTCATACAAAGGATACCCGGAAAAGGAAGCATTGCACATGGGCACCTTTTTGGTTATTTTCAAATCATGACATTGGATATACACCAACGCAAAACACCAAATGGTATAAATTTTATAGACGATCTTTTCTTGGGGCTCCAAGGGCTTCTTGTCTTCACTTTGTCTCTTTTTCACAACTTTGTATTGCTGATAAATGGTGTACATTTCTTTGAAGCATCGTTTCATGTGGGCATTAGAAAAATCAATAGAGACGTTACGAAGCAACCGCAGGGCATCATTGCCAAAATGGGACTCTTCTTGGGTCAACTCCAATATGTGGTCGTCGTTAGGTTGTTCCTTTTTTAAATCCTCCACATCCATGATGAGTTTCGTGTTTCTAGAAAACTGTTCTTGTTGAGTATTGAATTCGCGTTTTTGGAGCACATATCCCGTTCTTTTATGAATGATATCGTCACCATAATCACTTATTCCCCCTTCTTCTCTGCAATAATAATGCAATAATCTGTTGTAGTTCTCGCGATTGCTATTCAAATACACTTGACTGAGTTCGTGTAAAAACATGGGGACCAACTTTGTCTTTGTTTCTACACAATACAACCAATCTTTGTCGTTCATATCAATGGTAAACAATCCCACAAAGGTCTGTAAACAGGTGTATTTCTTATAGAGGGAATCCATGTCTAAAATATGATGAAACAGTGGTAAGTATTTTGACGTTTTGATTTCATAGTCTTCTTGGTCGGATAACTTTTGATATTCAAAATGAAATTCCTTTTTGATTTGATTGTAGCGAAACAAATGGCGCATGAACTGATTGTTTTTCAAGGTCAATACCTTTTTTAGGAAGTCGCTTTCGACTATGATCTCCTTGTCCATTTGTACCCGTTGTTCGTTTTGGTAATCGTTGGTCATTTTCATGATATATTCATTGATGGTAGAGGCTCGGATGTCATCAAATTCTTGCATGGCGTTACTTGTGCGTTTCAACAGCTTCTTTTTACTGATGTTTTCTTGATAGTTTTCATAAGGTATCCAGTTTTGATTCACATAAATGAATTTCTTCCCCTTGTCTTCTGACTCATTGACATCTTTCACAATGGCCACTTCGCCTTCCCGCACGATTTTTTCAAGGACAAAGGTCACTACATTTTGAAACAAGTCATCCTTGTATTCATATTCGCCAAACAACGTGGTTTTCAATTCTTCGTGCTCTTCGTCATCTATGGCAAGATCAAAGTTATAGTGTGTCAGAAAATAATCAATCTTCTTTTCAAAAGCACTGGCGCTCTCATTGTATCCATATTTTTTGAACGTGGACAAATCTTCAAAGATGTTTGCCTTGTTGGTTGTATTAGGATCATCCGAATCTCGCAACACCAACTTCCCTTTGTCTTCTTGTAACTCCTTTAAAGAATAATAGGTTTTCACGGGTTTCAAAGTCCCCTTCATTTTTTGAAAGTCCTCGGACTTCAATGTTTCGTTGATAGACAAGAGTAATTCTTGAGTGGACTCATCGTTGAACGAATGATACAATGTCTTGTTTTTTGCTTTCAAGGTGTCGACGATGAATTTGCCTTGGTCCACAAAGGTTTGATGCATGATTTCACTCGGGTAAGAACTTTGGTATGCATAGGACTTGTACAATTCACAAATAGAGATAAACAAACGCTCATCCGAAAGGAATTCATAAGGAGGCAAGTCAATGGTTTTGGTTCGGGTTCTGGATGTATAGGCCTGAATTTCTAATTTCACCTTGTTGCGTATCCATTTCATGTCTTTTTCTCCTATTTTTTTCACATTCATGGTGGTGAGTTCGCGCATCACTTCGTATATGTTGGTTTGGCCCATGATACCGAGTTCATCCACCACGTTTTTCACAGTTACATTCATTTTAGAAAAGAAGGTCTTCAATTTGTCTTCATGTTTGGTAATTGGATAATACACGTGTCCGCGATCATTAAAAAAATGTTGGGGGTTATGAAGTGTATTTGGTTCTTCTTTGTAGACTTTGTAAACCCGTTGTTTTTGAGAAAACGGATAATAAGGATATTCATGGGCCATGGATTTGGTCAATAACGAAGAACCGGATTGCGTATAATGAAAGTTCCGTATTTGGTCCAATGGATGTACTTTCACGCCGTCAATGATGACTTTGGTGCCCTTTTCTAAAAAGTGTTCCGAAAAATGGTTTTTACGCAACTTGCTACCTTCTTTTGACCTGTTTCGTAGTTTATGGTCTTTCAACCCAATATACGTGTGCTTTGTGAACAAAGGCGACTCCCCATTGTGATCTATTAACGCAATGGGCGTATCATGCTTCAACATTACTTCCTTGTGATATGGCGTGTTTCCTCGTTTTTGTTTCTGGATTTTCGCATTTTCATATGCGGTTTTCATATTGCTTTTGACTTCGTCCACAAAGTCCGAGTCAGATTTCAGCACAATATGTTCCATTTCTTCTTCTAAGCTACTTTCCTCGTTGTGATAAAATGTTTTGTCCACGTAGGAACTCACGGGTATCATGAAATTCGCATTCAAGGAAAAAATGGACTTCAAAAACTGATTACTAGGCAATTCTTTCAAGGATATTTGATTTTCCAAATCACTGTACGTGTCAATTAAGCCCATATAATTATCCACTTCCCGCTGTAATACGCGTTTGCGTAAGAGGGCGTCGTTTTTATCAATATAGTCGCTAATTTGTTGTTGTATGTCATAAATAAACACTTCTCTTTCTTCTTCTTCTCCCTCTTCCTTTTCCCCTTGCCCTTCTTCTCCCAATGGAGTTGTTTCAATGACGATTTCTTCAATCCCCAATTTGGAATGCAGTCCTCTAAATTCAAAGTCAATAAAGTACAACAATGAATCGTCGCTGTCCATAGAGACCAATGTGATCATGTCTTCTTTTACACTCGTAATCCGTCCTTTCAAGGTATCCCCTCCTACAAATAGAATCTTTACAACCATGTCTTGCTCATAGCCATGGAAGTAAGCATACCCTTGATCTTGTTTTGGTTCATACACAAGGATCAGCTCATCAATCTTTTGGTCCATGATTTCACCTTGTTCGTCTATGGGAAGGATCACATCTGGTTCTCCTTCACTGGATTTCAATATGATTTCGTTTTTATCCACCCTTTCTATAAAAAAATAAGTTTCATTGATTTCGGTTACTTTATCATCATCTATCTCAATGATTTGAACTACAGAACCATATCTTAATTGTGTTCTACGATCCATATTATATATGTCAAGTATTTAATTATATTGTTATTTTATTAATTTCCCACGTTTATATCAAATTCTCGTTTGATGCCATCAAATATGAGTTGAATGTCTTTGACAATTTCGTTCATATGTTGTAGAGCAACCAAATGTTGTTGTTGTGGGGCATCGCTGGTCTTGTACTTGACATATATAAAAGCCTCTTTTTGCATGGGGTGATTCTTCTTGAATCCCACAAAGGAAACCAAGCCTTCGTATTTTTGAAAATAATATTTTTCTAGTAACTTGCCAATGGTATAATCATCTTCGCGAAGACGAAAGACAATGTATTCATCTTCCGTATAAACGGACATGTATGATTTCTTCAATACATCGCGAGTGTTTTCTTCCTCTAAACCATTTGTACTTTCGGACATGACTTGATCATAGGACTTGAGTTTAAAGGTACTATTTGGTTCTTGTTGAGTAAATAGGTTGGACAAAATAGACTCCACTTCGCTGAGTCGTCCGTTGATATAGTCGCATGCCTTGACAACGATTTGCTCATTTGTATAAATCCCAATGCTACCTACACTACACTTAAATCGGTTTGGTATGAATTCTTTTTGTGCGTCCAAATACATGAAATCTTGTTTCTTTACGAGATCGTCTATTTCGTTTGCAATTTCTTCCACCTTGGCGCGGTCTTGTTCGTTTTCATACGCACAATGATGAACCACATTCCACGCCGAGTTTTCTTGAGCACATCCTTTGTCAAAGTTGGCTTCAATGTGTATAGATTCATTGACTTCATTGCTATTGAAGTTCGGATACAGCACGCAAATCAAGATAAAATCTTCGCTAATGGGGTCACGTGGAAAGTACTTGCGTGTGATGGTCTCGGGGATTTCTTGTTTCGTGTCTTTGTCTATGATTTTAATGTTTTCGGTTGTGACCAGCATGTTTTCAGATCCCTTGTTTTCGGCTTGAATCACTGCTTGGTATTTCTGTATAAAGGTATCAAAGATAGATGCGTCATCCACGTGGATGGGGATGCAAGATATGCGTTGTTTCAAATATTCATTATTGAACTTGGTGGTGTTTTTTTTGAATGTAATGTGATTCGATGTATACGGGAATCCGCGAAATACCAATGTTTCAATGTTAGATAAAATCGTTCGTCGCAAAGCATTGGGTACGGAAACATCCGCGGATTCCAAGTTAAAGACCAGGTTGCCTTCATACGTATCTTTAGAGTTGACAATGACTTGGCTCATGATGGCTGACTATACTTATATAGGATCGACATATATTTTTAATTCAATTTTTTCGGTAATATCTCGTTTATTTAATCTGTAGCATGTAAAATGAATCAACAAAATTCATATGTCACCCCAAATCTCCAACTTACTCCCAACAAGCGTAATTTAAATCAAGACGAACAAAAACATTTGTTGTTTTTTAGCCAATATTGCAAACACAGCAAACACCTTTTAGAAGAACTCAATAAAAAGGGCCTATTGAACAAGGTTGAAATGGTTTGCGTAGACAATCGGTTTCAAAAGGAAAACATCACCTATGTCGTTTTACAAAACAACCAATCCATGCCCATACCTCCCATGATCAATAGCGTACCTACCTTGTGTATCACTCCCAATCATGAAATCCTGAAAGGAAATCAAATCTTGCCTTATTTTGTGCCCATGAGTAAAACCTTAGATGAAGAAAAGGAAAAGATACATTTGGAACCCAATACCTTTGATTTGAAATCAGAGACCAATGGAAATTTCGGCGTGTGTAGCGATAGCTTCAGTTTTTGGGACACCAACCACGAAGAGTTGAGCGCATCGGGAAATGGAGGCATGAAACAAATGTATAGTTACGCATCTATTTTTGACGATTCCCAAGAAGGGCAAATCTATACCCCCCAAGAAGAAAGCAAATCTTCCAACCAGGGTATGACCTTGGAACAGCTCCAACAACAAAGACAAAATGAATTATAAGAAAAAAGAAATAAAAAAAAACTATCATGAAATGTAACACTATAGCATGGATATTTCATCAAAGCTGGTTAAAATAGATAAGAAAACCATTTTCCGTACATTCAATCAATACTATTTTGATTTATTGAACATGATGAAAAAGTACGGATCGTCCAGTCAAGAATTCAGCAAATTTTATGCGTATAACTACTACTTGAAAAAAATGAACATCAAATTGTTTATCAAAACTTGGAACGAAACTATAAATATGTTCTATTTTGATGAGATTATGAAAGGAAACGTCGATTATTTTTTAAACAAGGACTATAGCGAAGACATCAAAGGCAACGAGGCATTTGCGCAAAAATATAGTCTGGAGACCTATATTCAGTATTTTAAGAAAACATACGACAATTTAGAAAAGGATTTGGTTGCTATATTTGTGGAAAAAATACAACAATTGACGGCTTTGAGTCGTTCGTATTTTAATTAGGATTATGGAAAAGGTATTTAAACATTATACCCATGATAGTTGTATATGGAAAAGCAAGAAGAATTTCAAAAAATCATTGACGATTTTACACGGGATTTAATCGCCAGTTACCCGGAATATAGCTCTTTGTTTGACGTCATTGATTATGGCGAGTATTACAGCTATTGTAAAAATTTATATCCCGAAAACTTTTTCCATATTCTTTATGAAAATGTGGAATTGTTTGATGAAGAAGCCAATAAATACTTATTGCCCAACGTGGACTTTTCGGTCATCATGAAAGACGACTCGCTCAGTGAGCAATCTAAGAAGACCATTTGGAAATACATTCAATTGATTTTGTTCTGTGTGTGCAATGATTTACGTGAAAAGAAAGATTTCGGTAGTGCGAATCATTTGTTTGAGGCCATCAAAGAGGATGATTTACATGAGAAAATCAAGGAAACCATGTCGGAAATGAAAAAGGTCTTCATGAACATGGATCCATCTATGAATGAAAGCGAGCAATTTGAAAATGTGTTTGAAAACATGATGGGAGATATTAGCAATGTGGAAAATATGTTTCAACAAGATGGTTCTGGGGGCAAGCCTTCCATGTTTGAAAATATGATGGACGCAGATAAAATGAAGGATCATCTGTCGGGGATCATGGACGGAAAGATCGGTAATTTAGCCAAAGAAATCGCGGAAGAGGCCTCCAAAGATTTAGGTCTAGATACGGAAAACATGGACGAATCGTCGCAACAAGCTTTCCTTAAAAACATCTTTAAAAATCCGGGCAAGCTCATGGACATTGTAAAAAACATTGGCTCCAAACTAGAAGAAAAGTTCAAGAGCGGAGACTTGAAAGAAAGTGAACTTTTGGAAGAAGCCCAAGAAATCATGGGGAAAATGAATGATATGCCGGGTATCAAAGAAATGATGAGCTCCATGGGGATGAATCCCAACGGTAAATTTGACTTCAAAGGTATGGCCAACAAAATGCAACAAAACATGAAACAAGCCAAGTCCAAGGAACGCATGAAGGAAAAACTAGAGAAAAACAAGGCGGCTCGGGAAGCGGCGGCGTCACAAGCTCAAGCCACTATGACAGAAGTGGCTCAAGATACCTTTGTGTGGAATGATAGCAACAGTAGCTCCACTCCGATGAAGAAGTCTTCCAAAAAGTCGTCCAAACCAAATAAAAAAAATAAAGGAAAAAAAAAGAAGAATTAAAATATATAAGACTATATTAAATAAAGATGGGAGATTTATTTTGGTTTCAAAATCCAAGTATATTATTTCGTAAAGACAGACTCACACAATTATGGCCCTATGAATCTATGAGTTACAATGAGAAGATGAACGCGACCACGCGGTTTATTTTAGTCATTTCCATTTTAGGCTTCATGGCCTTGAACAATTATTTAATTCTTTTATTTGGTATTGTGCTTGTGCTTCTTTTGTTATTTATTTATCGATACAATCAAAGTAAAACGGTTCAAGAAGCCATGCAAGACAGAGAAGAGGTCATGATGAAACAAGAAACCAAACACACGAGTCAAAACCCGCTGTACAATGTTCTTTTAACGGATTATGAAACAAACCCAAAGAAAGAAGCGGGTTCTAAGAACTATGACACAAACACGGAAACGTTGATCAATGACAAGGTGAAAGGATTCATCTTAGAAAACAACAAAGACAATAAAGACATTGGGAAGATTTTCAAAAATGTAGTCAACAACATTGAGTTTGAAAAGAGTATGCGTCAGTTCCACATGAACCCAAGCACGACCATACCCAACGATCAAGACGACTTTTTGAAATACTGTTATAATGATTTATATTCCGAAAAACCTCTCCTGATTTATTAAGTATAAGATTAATCTTAATTATATAAAAAATTTTATATTTCTTTTATATAATAATCATGTCACAAGTAGTTGATTTTATGTTTAACAACTTATCAAGAATCGGTCAAGACGAATACAATCACACTCAAGATTCGTTCACAAACAATGGACATGCTTCGTACATGTTGACCAATTTAAATCAAACCAATGAGAAAAAGGCGGTTGCGCTATTCACGGGAAATCCCACGATGAACCTCAAGGGCACAACTCAAGTGGGTCCTTATGGATACAATGTGGACCAAAGCACCAAATTATTGAAGGCCCAATTGACCAACGCAAATTGCAAGATCAATCTTCAAGAACGCAGTTACTTGAGTGTGCCTTATTTGGGGCGCGGTAATGTGGATGTTGGTTTAGAAAACAGCCTGAAGATTGGTGACACCTTGAAGGAGAAGAAGAGCTGTTCCCAACTCAATGAAAAAGAATGCAATGATGTCTTAGATTACCCCATGAATGCCAAGTTGAAAAAGTCGGTCAGTGATCCCAGCAAACACATTGAAGAAAGTGCCGTCAAAGGGTGGATTCGTGGTGGAATTCCTTCCCGTGAAATTTACAAAAATAAGGAATACCAATGCAATTAAATAATATTCTTTCTATATATAGTTCATCCATGGCCAGCACACGAAACAACAATCAATTTGGTGATTATTTATGTAAAAAGAAACAAATTCAAACGAACTTTGACCACAGAATGGAACCGCTTTTTGTGAAGCAAACCAAACCAAACCACATGCATGTTTTAGGCACCAATCCATCTAAAATGAGCGCGAATCATTTTTCCTATAACGCAATTGACGTGGAAAGCACGTTGCGAGGCATCAAGAGTTGCAATTTAGAGGGCCCGTCATTCAAAGCGGAAATGCAACCCAAGGATTTTTACACATTTGAACTGTTTGAAAATCATTTAAGAAACGAGGTAGCATTACCGCGCCCCTTTGATCACCAAAAAAATGAACGACATGGATTTCACAATATATAATAAATAGGATAAATTTTTATACTTATTATATATAATGTCATTTACCAGATTCCACGACGACCCGAATCGTATTATGAAGACCAATTTAGAAACCTCGGCAAAGAATGATTATACATTCAATGTACCTGGAAACAGCGTAGGTCCGCAATTGTTTCTGGATCCACACATTCGCAGTCAAAAAAACGGCACCCCGTTGTATAATCAAATGATCCAAACGGAATCTATGTTGAAAAACATGGGAAGGCCTTTGTGCCGAGACAACAAGCACATCAATCAATACCAAAATTACCATTCTTACAGTGGTCAAATGACTCCCAACGAACAAGACAAAACCATCACCAATGAATCGCGCGCTTCGCACCCCGCATGGACCTATCGCGTGAACAATACCTTCCGCCCTGATTACTTGTTTTCAGATCCTCAAGAAAATTTATCTATGCCATTTGAAGCCTATTTAGACACCAATGTTTTGGAAAAAGATTATTATAATATTAAGAACTACAAAAAAATATAAAATCTTATATATAATAAAGTGTAAATGGCACAAATCGCTATTCCAATCGTATTATTTGGTGTCGCCTATTTAGTCAGCAATGACAAGAAAGAAGATTCGGAAGACCAAGTGGAGGGATTTTCAAAGTATAATGAATCCAAGGGATTTGATAAAAAGAACCAAGGGAATTTATTGGCCAACACGAATCCGCTAGATGCGAGTCCCAATATAGCGGTTACGAAAAACAATGTAAATAACGAAGAAACGATTTCCCAATATCAAGACAAATACTTCTTAAACACCACGCGCGAATGTGAAGGAGCCAATGAATTTGAAACATTGGCGGGCAATCGCATCAAGGTAGATGATATTAATCACAACAACATGAATATGTACTATAGCAGTAAAATGAATGGATACCAAATGAACGAAGAAGCCCACAATAGTGTGTTAGATACGTACACGGGTCAACAGGCGTTTGCGATTGAAAAAGATGAAGTCGCGCCTTTGTTTAAACCGGAAAGCAATATGCAAAACGTATACGGAAACCAAAATCAAAATGATTTCCTTCAGTCGCGGGTCAACATGTCTAATCGTTACGCAAACACGAAACCATGGGAAGAAATAAAAGATACTCCGGGGCTTGGGATGAAATACGATGAGAAGAACACGGAAGGATACAACAATTATCAAAACCGTGAGTTGTACAATCCCAAGAATGTGGATCAACTACGGGCAAGTAACAATCCAAAGATGGTATATTCATTGGACAATCACATGGGTCCGGCGATTAATCCCGTGCAAAATCGCGGTCATCAAGGGAAGATCGTGAAACAAGGCCCCGAGGGGTTTTTCACCAACAATCACAATTTAGGAATGATTGCCAATGGTTTAGATAAACCCACACAAAAACCGCAACAAATGATGACCTGTGAAAACCGCGCATCTACGTCGGTGGAGTATTATGGGGCACGTGGTTCCGGTGAAGAAAAGATTTCCTATGTACCCGGTGATTACATGGACCCACACAAACAGCAATTGGGTGCGATCCCCATGATCAACATGAAAGACCAAGAAAAGAATCCATCCAATGAATCGAATTACAACAAAGCATCCTATGTGAATCGAGCCAACAACCGAACGGTTTCTAATGCTTCTTATCTTGGTAACATCGGTGGTATGATTTCTAATGTAGTGGAACCGGTGTTCAAAGGTCTTCGCCACAGTAAAAAAACAAACATCACGACTAACGCCAAGGTTAGTGGTAATATGAATGGTGGTTACAAACAACCCATGGTCTTCAATCCCAACGAGCAAGTGTCCACGACAAACCGGGAAATGTATGAAGGTCAGTTGTCCATGGGTCATTTGAATGTGCAAAAGCAAGACAAAACGGCGTACATGAACAGTCGCCCCCTCCTCAACGACACCCAACGTAGTTCTATGAATCAAAGTCAAACGGGTCCCGCCCAAACTCTCACCAAGGCCAATAAAAACTATGAATCCGTATACAATCAACGAAATCCCAACAAGGTGCATGCGCAAAACGTACAAAGCAATGGCAACATGGCTCTCTTTAACAACAAGGTGAAGATGATTGACACCAACAAGGAATTATGCAATGACCGTCAAACCCCTTTCTACAACCCGCAAAACAGTTCGTTTAGCCAACACCCCACGGATCGCCTTGGCTCTTTCACGCAAATGCCCCAAGAATATGAAAACCGCAGTAGTTCTATCGTGGAACCCTCGTTATTGAAAGCCTTTAAACAAAACCCGTACACGCAATCTTTACAAAGTGCGGTGTAAAATTACATGATGTAGTCGTCAAAATACCGCTTCATTTCTTCTATGGTTTTTTGATAGATCTCGTTTGAATCATATGTATTGCCACTATAGATTTGATTCCCCTCTGGATAAGATTTAATACACATTTTATCATTCTCCATGTACATTTTGTATTTCATTTTAACCATATCATCCTCCATTTGAGTATACATGATAAAGGGTTCGTTTTTATGAAGAAGAAATGCTTGACCAATGGTTTCGTCGGGGTTCGCCAATTCAATCAAGTAGTAATCCCAATCTTGAAAGGGTTCATCTTCAAAATGAGTAGACACTCGCAAGCAGTCGTCTGGTAGGGTTTGATTGTAATCAATGTCATATTGAGATCTAAAACACGGTTTCATTTCATATTGAATGGTTGTTTTTTCATGCCTGTGTACGTTGCAATTGTGGATTTGTCTTGTCTTGTTTTTTTGAAGAGAACAAAACATGGGCTCTAAAAAGTAGAGTGCGCCATCCACCACGTAAAAATCATGGGCATTTAACGGTATCAAAAGCGCACAGTGACACATGTGAGGGGTGCCTTCTACTTTAAACAAGGGAGGAACACTTGCGGGAATGATCACGCTTTGTACATTGTGATTGGCTTCTAGATACATTTTCATGAAATAGACAAATCCGATGCAATTCCCACTGTTGTATCTTTGGATGCATGTTTTAGAACTGGTTTCTTTATACACCAAATAGGGGAATGTGGAAAAGCAAATGGAATTATACATGGTGCGAAGCATTTGCTTGATGTCTTTTTTGCGAATGGTTTGATCTATGAGATCTATTTTCCGAAAGACACAATCTTCTTTTTCCATAAATATTTAATATATATGTATGAAAATATATAAATAATTTAATTTTATTCCTATAATGGAACAAAAAAAACGCCATATCCAATCTTTTATTCGTAAACAGAATATTCCCAATATACTCATGTATGGCCCCTATTTAAACGGAAAAGAGGAACTGTGTACCTTTTTTATTCGCATGTTATATCCCAATAGCGAAGACCATCAAAAGTATGTGCTTTGTTTGAATTGTTTGAATACGAGCGGAATCCAAAGTTTAAAAGAACACATTAAGTTATTTTCCATGCAAATCATTCATAAAACCAGTGGCATCTTTTTCAAAACCATTGTCTTGAAGCATGCGGAATATTTGACGTATGATTCGCAATATAGTTTACGACGCACCATTGAACAGTATAGCAATCACACGCGGTTTGTTTTGTTGTGTGAAAATAAAAATAAGTTATTGCAGCCCATTTGTTCCCGCTTTGTGCATATTTATTTGCACGGTCCTAAAAGTGCGTTGCCCTATGTAACGCACGACACCTTTCCTTACTATAAATACAAGTTGTTGATGAAAACCTATGATGTTATTATAAACGAAAAAAAGGGGTTACATGAACTCATGCTTCTTGCTCAGGAACTCTATGAACATCATTTCTTTGCGCATGAAATCTTGGCGAAATTCAAAAAGCATGACAATTACTATATGGTGTGTTCGTTGTTTGATCAATATCGCAAGGAGTTTAGAAATGAAGTTCTTTGTATCTTTTATTTATTGCATGTTTTTCGTAGGAAACCGAAAATTCAAATATTAGATGTATATTAAAATGGAAGATTACAACACCAATCTCTTAAATGACTCCAAGAGCGAATGGTCTATTCGTTTGATGAACATTTTATGCGGACACGTCATTGATGGATTTCGTTCTATCTTTAACGAGGCCATTGAGATTTGCGAAACCAACGATGAACCGGAAAAGTATTTGATGACCTTTCAAAACTTTTTGTCGCGCATTCCTAAATGGAATCAAAACATGATTGATCAAGAGTGCGGGCGCATTAAAGAAAGTTCCAAGTGTGATTATTTAGAGGATTTGATTACGTGTGTGCATGTGATTCAATTGAAGATTTTGAGTTGCGTTCGCACGAACAACCAAGTGAAAAAGATTGATATTGACATTCCTCAATTCAGTGTCTTTTTACACAACGCGTACATCAACATTGCGCGCAAACTATACTCTAACATCTATTTATTTCAAGTGGATGCGAGTCCTTTAGAGCAACAGAAAAACAACCGGGAGTTTGAAGTGATTGTACAATCGTGTATTCTCAATACGATTCGGGATAACATTCCCATTGACCAACTGCTCAAACAATACATGGATGAAACCCAAGAAGAAGATGTCATCAAAGAGAAGAAGCTTCTCAAACCGGATAATACGGATGTTTCGGGGTCGCCTGCGCCAGCAGTACCATCCGCACCTGTTGCGACACCAACGCCCGCACCAGCAGATGTACCACCACCAACACCCGAATCTAACCAAATTTCGTTTGGGGAAAAGGTAGAAACGTTTGATCCCGTGAACAAAGAAACGACACAAGAGGCCGTGAATTTTGAACCTAAAGAAGAACCGCGTTCGCTCTATGATGATGAGGACGATGACTTCGAACCTCTCACCATTGGAGAATCCGTATCTTTGAATCTTGGAGAAGATTTAGAAAAACCCACCCCACCAGAGCCACCCATAGATGAAATGATCCCCATTGATTTGAATGCTGTGGATCTGGAGGAGCCGTCCCAACCTAAAAACGATATCATTGATTTAGGTATTGAAGAACTGTCCTTTTAATTCGTTAAATCGTCGTCTAAAAAATCCATATGTTGTCTAAAGGTCATATGGATTTTTTGAAAAGTCATGTGTTTACTAGTTTTCTCCTATCGTCAATCTATTTCATTGTGAAGAGCCTCATCAATCGTGTGAACAAGAACGAAGAAGACAAGGAATTTGTACGCCGTACGGTATTCAAAGACAGTGTGCTTTTGTTTATTTTGTCTTATCTAATCTTTGTCTTCAAAGACCAAATTTTTGCCATTCAATTGCCAAAGACGCAAGTCTTTACGAATGAGCCGTCGTTTTAAGTTGCATCCAATCAATATCTACGATAGTTTCATCGTTCGCTTCGTCGCTCTTGTCTACAAGAAACTTCTTAAAACAAGGATGGCCATATTGTTTCTCAGGCAAATGTCCATGCACGATTTTACTAATCATTTTATACAATTTGAATCCCGGATACTTGTCGTCTCCGTTGGATCGGTATAACATGTTTCGCCCGTTATCGTCATAGAGCCAAGAAAAGATGAGATCATGAATCGGTGTGTCTTTTCGGTAGGTTTTAATGTGGTTGATGTCATCGCACACAAAGTCAAAAATACTACACGCCAGTCGGCACAAATCAAAACTATAGTTGGGTTCGATCACCGGCTTTTTCGGGTTGTAATAGGGACCGAAATTGTATTGCGTGTGGGCCGTGCCGTTGCTGGAGAAACTGTCACTGCATAATAGTTTGCCCTTGTAGGTGTAAATGGAACGCCCAAAGTCAATGATCTTGTATATCTTCCCAAAGGTGGGTACTTTATAGACCTTGCCCATAATGCGATAGGTGAGATGTGTTTCCTCCGTGTTGACATACATGATGTTATTCGTATGTAAATCGTTATGGGTGAATTGAAATACTTTTTGATAGGTATACAAAATGGTGACCACTTGAAACATGGCGCTTTCTAATTCTTCGTTTTGGAGCAAGTCGTTTTCTAGTAAGTAATCTAGTGTATTATCACACTTCTCTAGTACCAAAACTTGTGTTGGGATTTTGTGGATGTACAAAAAGACATCGTCATCGTCTTCTTCATCTTCTTCATCACTGTCTTCTTCGTCCTCTTCCTCACTGTATTCTTCGTCGCTGTCTTCTTCTTCGCCTTCTTCACCTTCTTCGCCTTCTTCACCTTCCTCTTCTTCATCTTCCTCGTCTTCCTCTTCTTCATCCTCCTCGTCTTCCTCATCACTGTCACTGGTATGCATCACATCACTATCGTCGCTACTTTCGTCTTCATCGTCCTCCTCGTCATCCTCATCATCATTGTCTTCGCATTCCCCTCCATCTACTTGCACGATTTGAGATGCGTCGCGGACTTCCTCTTTTTTTCCATCTTTATCTTCTATCTCCTCCACCCCTAACAGTTCAATGTCTTCTAAAATCACGTCATTCTCCTTTTCAATCACCAGCTTTTCTTTTTGGGTACTCATAAACAGATTAGAAATGGTCTGGTCCTCAAAATGATACAATTTGTTTATATTTTCATTGAAATAATTAGAATCGCATAAGTATTCTAAATCATCGGCAATGTTGATTTTACAGTTCTTCTTTTTACAAACAAACTGGTCATAACATTCAATGCTGTGAGGAAATTTGGTTTTCTTCGCAAACTCACTCGTGGCATGATAGAAGAAACTATCAACATAAGCATAATTGTTTGTGTCATTAATATATTTTTCATATTTGCTGTTGGTTTGACTGGTTGGTTCACAAGGCATGATGTCTAAGTTTTCATTTCTATATTTCCCAATGAGAAACTTCAAAAAGTCAATGAGTGTAATATATTTCACAAATACTTCTTTTGTCTCCTTGTCTTTTGTCTCTACAATGAAAACATTGTCATTCTTTTTTTCCTTAAAACACGCAAGATGGTTTTCAAAGGACACGTCCAAAAAGTCTTGAATGGGGCTTTTTTTCAAGATCGTATCAAATTCATCATTTGATATCTGATTCAACTCTTCATACAACGAATCCATGGAATTTTTGTTTATTGTTATTAATCAGATTAAAGAAAATTGTTTTAAACTCAATTCGTTATATATGTTTAAAAATATATCTATTTAATGTGTAAAGAAGGCCATGACCTTGGAACTTAAAAAGTTTGACATGAGTATGATCACCTTTAAAAAGGAAGAAAATAAGGGACCGGTAGTGGTGTTGATTGGACGACGTGATACCGGGAAAAGTTTCTTAGTTCGGGATTTATTGTTTCACCATAGAAATATACCACTGGGGACGGTGATTTCCGGAACAGAAGCGGGAAATGGGTTTTATAGCCAACATGTGCCAAAGCTATTTATTCATGAAGAATACAACACGTCCATCATTACCAATATATTAAAACGTCAGCGCCAGGTGTTAAAAGAGGTGAATAAACAAATCCAGTTGTACAAAAGATCCACCATAGACCCCCGGGCCTTTGTCATCTTGGACGATTGTCTCTATGACAACACTTGGTCCAGAGACAAAATGATGCGTTTGTTGTTCATGAATGGTCGGCATTGGAAGATTATGCTCATCATCACCATGCAATATCCGCTTGGTATTCCTCCCACTTTGCGAACAAATATTGATTATGTCTTTATTTTACGAGAGCCTTATATCGCAAATCGCAAACGCATTTATGAAAACTTTGCGGGCATGTTTCCGACCTTTGAGTCCTTTTGCCAGGTCATGGACCAGTGTACGGAGAACTTTGAGTGTTTAGTTATCAATAACAATGTGAAATCAAATAAATTGCAAGATCAAATCTTTTGGTACAAGGCGGAAGCACGGAAAGATTTCAAATTGGGGTCACGGGAGTTTTGGGAGTTATCTAAGAATCTAGGATCGGATGACGAGGATGAACCCTATGACCCCGATTCATATGTGAAGCGAAGTGCGGGGCCAAAAATCAGTGTGAGAAAGACAAAATGGTGAGAGAGACAAACAGACTTAAGAGAGACAAAACGAGGTCTTATAGTGTAATGGTTATCACTAGGGACTTTGAATCCCTCAATCCGGGTTCGACTCCCGGTAGGACCTTGAATCATTAATTTATGAGCAAAATAAAAAATAACACGAATCATTACTATGGGTATTTGTTTTTCTTGTCCATGTTTTGGCGATGCGATTGATCCAATTGTATTAAGCGCCCAGTGTTATAAATGCGGTCAAGCATGTTCCATGGAACGAAAGGACTTCTTTTTAGTTCGTATCATACATTGGGGAAAAGCAAATGGTAGGGTCATTTGTTCCGACTGCTTATATTTAACCAGTTAGCACCATATAAAAATACAACACTATAGATATATAATGGAAGACATCTTTTTCCATCATGTATTGCCATTTATCAACGACCATGCGTTCCATATCAGCAATATATGCCTTTTGAAAAAGCATAAGTATTTGAAAGACAGACAACGTTACATCAACCGCACGCATTGTGCGAATAGCTTGAATTTCCGTTTCTGGGTATGGGAAACAGACATTGACAATATATATCACCATCATTTTCATATTTTTTTGGCAAATTTCCATTCGTTTCTGAAATATACGATTGAAGTCCTTCTAGAAGATCGGGATATGTATATGCTAAGCGAAACCATTTTCTATGAACGACATAAAATCATGGTACCCAAACACGTGATTTCTAACACAATCATTGAATACGATGACAAACAAAGGGTGATTGGTGCGGATTTCGTATCTGGACAAGATGTTGTAGATGACGTAAAAATATGTAGCACGTATCGTTTGACCCTGGTGCAAAAGCAAGTATTGATTGACAACTATCCCTATGCGAAGGCCCTCATCTACTGAATCGCATCCTTTAAAACAATTTCATCTTTTTCATAAACAACAGTCGTTCCAAAGAATTAAACTTCAATAGGTGTTTTTGAATGTAAGAACGATCACTGGAACAAGAATCACGCACTATAGGTGTCAACGCATATTCTTTTATAGATTCTCTCATGAAAGATAGGAGAGCAAGACAATGTGTATCAGACGCAATAAATGGTTCAACCACGTTCCATGTAAAAGAGAAGGTACGTAAATCCTTTTTGAGGTCTTCGTTTATTGTGGGTTGACCCATGAAAAGAATCCTGTCGACGAGCTCCTCTTCTTTGACCTTGGATATAAGGAATGTACGTATCTCTTCCATATCTATTTTCATGGAATTTCTTTTAAGTCGATCACAAAATCCATTTAAATACACAATCTTATATAGGTATTATTAAGTACATGTTGTCCTCATTAATTTCCCGTTCGTTTCGCAACAAGCAAATGATGCGTTATTACAGCGACTCGTTGAAAGGAATGTTGGCAGATTGCATCCCTCTTGAAAAAGTAAAACTAAACACCCTCAAAGAAAAGCACGGCAATGAAATCATTGGTGATGTCACTGTGAATCAATGCATCAATGGGTCGCGGGGAATCAAAAGTCTCTACTGGGAACCTTCTTTATTGGACGCAAACGAGGGTATACGTATTCGTGGTCTTTCTATATCCGAATGTCAAGCGCAATTACCAGCGTTTCAAGAAGGTGGAGAGATCATGCCCGAAGGCATGTTTTGGTTGTTACTTACTGGTAAAATTCCAAACAAGGAACAACTTGGGTTTTTGACGCAAGAATTGCTATTTCGTTGTAGTTTAAATGATGATGTGGTCCGGTATATTCAACAAATGGCTGCGAAATCACATCCCATGAACACATTGTCGGTGGCATTATCTATGTGTCAAAGTGAGAGTCATTTCATGGAAGCCTATCAAAACAATGTACCGAAACAAGACTATTGGGAGACTACCTACGAAGACGTAGTGAATATTGTGGCGAAACTACCCATGATTGCGTCCATGATATATCGAATCAAATACAGGGGAGATTACGCAGTCCCCGAAGTGAATCATAATCTAGATTATGCGGGAAATTTCTGTGAAATGCTCGGGTATAAAAACAAGGATTTTCATGAGCTCATGCGTTTGTATTTGAGTATTCATAGTGATCACGAAGGAGGGAATGCGTCGGCCCATACCACGCATTTAGTGGGATCTACCTTGGCGGATCCGTATATTTCTTATGCATCGGGGCTTAATGCACTGGCAGGACCGCTTCACGGTTTAGCTAACGCAGAAGTCCTCAAGTGGATTTACGCTTTACAAGACCAGTTTCAAAAAGAAAAGAAACCATTGAACCAAGAAACCATTCGCGAATTCACTTTGGATACGCTAGAAAATGGAAATGTCATACCCGGCTACGGACACGCAGTGTTGCGGAAAACGGACCCTCGCTACACATGCCAACGCGAATTTGCCCTGAAGCATTTGCCCAATGATCCACTTTTTAAGATCGTGGATGAACTCTATCAAGTGGTACCTGGTATTCTTGAATCACAAGGAAAGGTGCAAAATCCATACCCCAATGTAGACAATCATAGTGGCGTATTGTTGACGCATTATGAGATGCATGAATACGAATTCTATACCGTATTGTTTGGTGTATCGCGAGCCATGGGCGCACTCAGCCAATTGTTCTGGGATCGTGCGTTGCAACTGCCCATTGAGCGACCTAAATCTATGAATCATGAAGCGTTGCTACATGCGGTTCAAAATAAAAAATATCTATCTATACAGTATAAATGAACCCAGTCGTAATTATTGTGCAACTTCTTTTTGTTTTCTATTATGCCTATGTCATATATGTTTTCTATAAATTACATCAAAATTCATGCCAGTGTGACAAATTGGAAGGGTTCAAGAAAACATGGAACTTTCGATATATCTCTATTGTCACCCCGCTGTTATTTTTGTATAGCGTGATGGGTCTCATAAAGATATTCAAAGAACAAAATGGAGGGTCAATGTATCAAAATGTATTGGCGATCATATCCCTTTGTTACTTCGCTTCGTTTGTAAATGATTACGCCATTATCAGCCTCTTTCACACCATGGAAAAGAAGAACTGTCCGTGTCAAACAAAGAACCGAGAAATCCTCACTACAGCGACCTATGTCAAAGCTATTGTCAATTTATATATCTATGTAAAAGTGATGGCTGTCCTAGACAAAAAGTTCTTCAACAAAATAAAGAAAAAAATGGAGAAAGAGCAAAAGAAATCTAAAGGTTGAAATCATCGTTTTTCAATTCAATAATCGTGTTTTCCGATAAATCTAATTCATGTTCGGCATCGCTTTCCTCTAATACCGTATCTAGTGGCTGATTATTTGTATTGAACTCAATCTTTAGATCGGGTACGCTGGGTGGTTCAGGTTCGGCGACGGGTTCGGATTTTGGGACATCAGGGGGTTTGGGGGCAACCTCCTTCTTTGACTCATACACTTCTTCATGGTGTTGAATTTGCTTATGAAACAACTGGATCTTTTCGTGATATTTCATTAACCATTCCGCATGATATTTATGAAACACATTCAAATAATTCTCATGCAACTGATTACTCATATGTAGATGATGATTCATGTATTCTTGATTGATCACATAGTTGTCAATGTTCATCCCCAAATCCAAATGCTTTTTGTGGTCTTCTATGTTGATTTTGTTTTCTTGAAATAACTCTTTGACATTTTCTAAAACAAGGATAATGTCTTGGTGTATTTGATTGATCAAGGCAAAATCA